ACCGTGGCCGGGATGCTCCGCCGGCTGCGCAGCCACGCGCTGCTCACCGGCTGGCGCGGCGGGCCGCCCGCCGACGTCGACGGCCTGATCCGCGCCGTGGTCGCGATCTCCACCCTCATCTGCGAGCTGCCCGCGTGCGGCGAGATCGAGGTGAACCCGGTGCGCGTCGGCCCGGACGGCGTGCTCGCCGTCGACGCGCTCGTCACCGTGCTCGCCGACCAGACCACCGAGGAGGACAGATGACACCACCCCGAGAGGACTTCGCCGGGCGGGTCGCCCTGGTGACCGGCGGCGGCTCCGGCATCGGCCGGGCGATCGCGCTCGAGTACGCCCGCAAGGGGGGCACCGTCGTGGTGCTCGGCCGGCGGCCGGAGCCGCTGGAGGAGACCGTCCGGCTGGTGAAGGAGCTCGGCGGCACCGGCGACGCGGTGGCCTGCGACGTCCGGGACGCCGGCGCGGTCACCGCCGCCGTCGACTCGATCGTGGAGCGGTACGGCCGGCTGGACGCGCTGGTGAACAACGCGGCGGGCAACTTCGTGGTGCCGGCCGAGAGGCTCTCGCCGAACGGCTGGCGCGCGGTGGTCGACATCGTGCTCAACGGGACGTTCTTCTGCACCCGGGCGGCGGCCCCGCACATGCTCGACGCGGGGCGCGGCGCCATCCTCAACGTGATCGCCACCTACGCCTGGCACGGTCACCCCGGCACCGTGCACTCCGCGGCNGCCAAGGCCGGCGTGCTCGCGATGACCCGCACCCTCGCCGTCGAGTGGGCCGATCGGGGCATCCGGGTCAACTGCATCGCCCCGGGCCCGACCGACACCGCGGGGGCGGGCGCCGCGCTGTGGGCGACCGACGCCGGCCGGGAGCGGGTGCTCGGCAGCGTGCCGATGGGCCGGTTCGCCACCCCGGAGGAGATCGNGTGTAGGTAATACTCGCCTCGGTGACGACCGCGCGGACGACATCCGCATTCTGCCAGGCTCGCAGCTGCTCGATCGAGCGGTCCCGCGTCTCGGTTACGCCGTCCTCATGCACATAGCCGAGATCGCTAAAGTTATTGAGTGGAGAATCAGCATCAGTCGGCCCGGGAACAGACGTGTCGGCGACGGAAATAACGCCGGTAACCGCGACCCTGACATTGCCGGCATTGAGCGCCATAGGTACCCCTCCAAAAAACTGATTAGTGGTAGCCGCCGGCGCGGATCGGCGGAAACTTGATGACCTAGATAGCCTTGCCGCGGATGAGCACCTGTAGCTCGCAGACGTAACGCGGCTGGCCAGAGACGGGATCCGGCAGGTTGCCAGGCCCGCCGATCTCGGTAACGCGATAAACGGTGTGCCCGTCAATGACCTGGCCGGGCAGCCGGTACAAGAGTGCAGAGCGTGCCGCCTGCGCCAGATCATGGGCGTCGGCGTCAGTCTCGCCCCATGCCTCTACGCCAATCTGCGGCGCGTCGACAACGGTGTGCGCGCGCGGCCCACCGTGGCGACGGACCGTCACGAACCGTGGCGGCCGCGGGCTGGGTACCTTGCTACTGACCGGCGCGTCGATCTCGCCACGAAGCCAGTCCGCCAGCAGCCTCTCAGCGTCGCCGAACAACACCACGTCAGACACGGTCATCTTCTCCCGGCATCGAGCGCCCGAGTCAGCGCGCGATTCGTCGCCTCAGCCTCACGGGCTCTGGCCGTGGCCGTAATGACGCTTGCGCGTGCTCGGCCGGCGCCGACCATCGCCGATGCCTCCATCCCGTCCCCCGCACGCTGCGCGATCGCTTCGGCACGCCGCCGCATATCGCGCAGCACCTCAGGCGACTTAAGCAGCGCCCGGACGCCCCTACGGTTGAGCACGATCCGACTCCGAGCCACCTCTACCCCTCCACGCGCCGGACCTCGACGACGACGCCCGCCGCCCAGCCTGTGAGCGGCGAGACCCACACCTGTGGCTCGCCCTCGACCTCCCACACGTGGCCACGCACCTCTAACCGATCAGTCGAGAGCACATCGACGCCGGGCGGACCATAGAGGATGAGGCCGGTGATGACAGCGTCGCGGCCGGCCTCGCGCGGCTCGGCGGAGGTCCGGGGCGCCACGCCCCATCGCCCCATAGGGGTACGCTCGGCACGCGCCCAATCCCGGACCTGGTTGCCGTAGCGGTCAGTGACGATCGGGGCTCGGATGCGGGTCACAGGCTCGCCGTACGGGTATCCCACCATCGTTGCCTATTCCGCGTAGATCGGCTCGCCGGCAATATCTGCCCCGCATGAACAATAACTTGCGCCAAAAATGATGGCGCAAATCGGCGAGTGATACGGCATCGATCCTGGCGCGGTGTCGATCGCGAATGCGACACGCTGCCCCGTCGTACGGCATAGGGCTTGCAACGAGTCGATCTCGCTCGGCCACAGCCGCCACCCACTCCGCCGACGATTATCGATCGTCTGCGAGAATGGCCCGGCCACCTGTTGTACAATCGCGCCAGAGCCGGCATCAACCCACCGCTTAATCGCGCCAAGCAAAATCAGCTTGGCCTCAGCTAGTTGCGAAGCCGTTGGCGGCGGATTAGTTGATGCCAGACACGGCGCGACACGGGCGGCCGCAGCGTTAGCGCCATCGATCATCGCATCGATGAAATCGACGCCCCGAAGGTTGTCCGGAAGATCCTCGACGGCGATGATCGATGGCACATCATCAGCCATTGGTGACTACCTCGCCATACGCCGCGCCCGTGTCTCGACCGGCTGTGATGGCTCATTCTCGCCGGCCCTGATCCATCCCTCAGATGTCTTCGCGAGCAATCGCTCGGCAGTCGCCGTATCCACCCTCACCACCGCGCCACGCGCATTTTTGAGCGTCACCAGCTCGGCCATTAGTCCTATCCCTCGTCCACCTCTTCAATGACCGCGAATCGGTCAGGGAAAACGTACCAGCCGTACACCATTTCGAGGCGCAGAGCGATCTGGTTATTGCGCTTTAGATCACCCTGTCCGTCCGGGTCACCGTAGCGGATGATCTCGACTGGCAAATCGCGCTGGATACCCCACCGGATGCCGCCCCTGAAATCGCCGACGATCGCCCGGATCTTGGTATCGTCCGCCTCAGGCTGGCCCGACACCGTATCACTTACCGACGCCGCGATTCCTCCGAAATTCGTAATTTCGACCCCAAGCCCAAGCTCAGGGTACTTTTTACGGCCGTCGGTGTAGCGCGCATTGGCAAGGGTCCATGCATAAGACGTGTCGAAAGCGATTCCGGTAACGGGCTTTCGGTTGGCAATCAGCAAACCGATTGCTGTCTCGATGTCGACATCGGGATCAGAGCTCGCGTTGACCCGCAATGTCGTCGACGCGAGATAGTTAGTCCATGAATTGATGACCTGGCCAGTCAGCGGGTTGATCCGATAATAAACGCCCAGGTCAAGGGCACGGGCGAGCGCCTGCGCGCCAGCCGTTGCCAGCTGAGTAAGCACGCCGAGCTGATGATCTTGATCGGCCCACTCGACCTCAGCCGAAAAACGCATGGTGACCTGAGCCTTACGCGGCACCGCGGTTACCGTGCCGAAAGTGCCCGACGTGCTCGATTTCTGCGCGCCCTCCGCCACAAATTCTGCCTTCGGCGTATCGGTAAACGTGATGATATCGACGTTACCGAATTGCATCGGCTCGCTATTTGAGAGCGCGGCGATGGTCGACCCACGCTGTACATCTCTGACCATCTCGCTCGCAATTTGACGCGGCATCAGCACCGCGGCGTCAGACGAAGTAAAAACTGCCATTGTTCACACTCCTACGTACGCCCGGCCTGCCCGGGAAATAGCGCCTCCAAGGTCCGTCGAATTTCGTCCTCAGGTGTAATCGGAGGACGCGGGTTTGCACCCTCCCGTGGGACGATATTTGACGGGCGCTGGGTTTGCTCGACGAGGCGATACGCCTGCTTGAGAAGCGTTTCCGGATCATCCGCTGTCAGAAACAGCGCTGCGTCTTCGTCGCTAATCCCGTGGATTGCGACGATGTGCTTTCGCAGCTGCTCCGTGACCTTTTGTGGGAGGCTCGCGAGCTCGGCCTCGGCCTTCTCGACGCGTTGCTTGGCCTCGTCGAGTTGTTTCGCGAGCTCGTCGGCCTGTGCGGTCTTTTCTTGTAGGCCGGCGATCCGGTTTCGCTCCCGTGCCAGCCGCTCGCCAATGATCCGGTTAACGTCCTCCTGGGTCAGGTATTCCTGCCTGCCATCGTCGGGCGGCGTGGCCCGTGTCGAGTTTCCGCCATTGTCGGCAGGCGCCGTGTTCGTATCGCTCATTCTGTCCTCCTGTGGCCGCGCATTAACCGCCGCGCGTGGGCGTAAGCCTAATTGACGCCAAGTTGCTCACGCATCGCGCTCAAAATTTCTCGCGGGTCCCCGCTTGCCGCCTCGGCGCGTGCGTTGACGTATTCCTGGCGATATCGATTAACGTCATAGGGCTCGGTCTGGCCAGGCCAGACCGGGACCGGGATACACCAACACCGATCATGATATTTGGCCTGCGTACGCCGCCGATATGCGGCGGTCCGGTGGGACCGATACACCGCGCCGCGAGAGGCCAGCATGCGGCAAAACGCGCACGGGTTCGGCCCGCGAGGCATCCGCGCCCACCGCACCCCCGATTTCTGGTCGCGCTCCGTGTTGGTCGCGATCGTGTCTCGGGCGCCCTGCGCGATCAGGCGCTGAATAGCGCCGGCGACGAGCAGTAGGGCGCGGCGATCGTCCGGCTCGGCCGCCCATAGCGGCCCGGCCGCCCACCGGGCCGTCGCCTCGACCTGCTCCACAGGCGGGGGTTCGGCGACCACGGCCCGATACCGGCCGGGCGCACCGGCCGCGTCGCGGAGATCGTCGTACCAGTCAGCCGCGACCGCCGCCGCCGCGTCGGCGTACCGCTCGACGAGATCAGGTAGGTATGCCGCGAGGGCGTCCGCGCTCGGCCCCGGGGCGTCGGCGACGAGCTCGCCCCATCGCTCCGCGAGCTCACGGTATGCCACGGCGACGATGTCACGGAGCGTGCGTTCTAGGGTGGCCACATCATCCGGTGACGCCACCTGCGTCGGCCTCCGCTTTGATCTCGACGCGGCGGGCGAACAGAGTCAGTGTGACCCGCACCAGATCGCCATCGTTGATGGTGATGCCGTGCACGATGATGGGATGGTCGGCCGGGCAGAGCAGGCTCTGGCCATTGATCCGCACATCGTTTGGCACGATCATCGATTCGCCGGCCGAATCTCCAATCGGCCCCTTACGCCGCTCGACGATCTCGATGACGGCACCGCGCGCTTCTGACATGACCTCTCCTATACGGGCATGCGGGCTTGGGCATCGGCAGGCCCGAGCCCGCATACGGACCCACCGATGCGACATCGCAGAGCGTGCGTTCTAGGGTGGCCACATCATCCGGTGACGCCACCTGCGTCGGCCTCCATCGTTGCGACCTCGGGCTGCTCGCGGGCCGCGGCCGCTGCCGCGGCGATGGCGTCGAGGCGGCGAGCTGCCTCGGCGCGGCGCCGCTCGGCGAGCGCCCGCGCGATCTGCTGCTCGTCGAGCCCTAGCAGCTCAAGCCCCACCTCTGTCTCGGCCAGCCACGGCACCGCAGAGATCTGCTTGACCCCGGCGTCGGCAGCCGCAGATCGCGACAGGTACCTGGGATTGCGCCAGCGCGGCGCGATGGTGGCCCACTCAGGCGGCACGTCGCGGATCGGGATGCCGTTCGCCATCGCGAGCGCCCGAATCATGGCGCGCCGCAGATACGGCGACCAATCATCGGTGGCGCCCTCCGCCTCGGCGATCAGCTCATATTGGCTCGCGTCGTATGCCTCGGCCGAGGTGGGATTGGCCATATCGGTAATGGCAAGCGCCGAATCCGGTAGTGATGTGGCCCTCGCGAAAAGCTTCGCAATTGCATTCAACGCCGCAAGATGCGGCTCAGGCGATGCGGCGGGAAATTGCTTGACATCGACCCTGGCGAGCGACGGATCGTCAGCATCGGGATCATCCGGGACGCCCTTAACGCGGCCCATAACAATTTCCCACGCCTTTTTGAGCCGCCCATCTTGGTGCTTGAAAATCGATTCGTTGGCGCCAAGAACCCACAGATCAGGAATCGCGTAAATATCACTGTGGGCCTCCAAGCGGATGACAGCACGCGTGGCCTGATCCTGTAGCGCCATAACCTCGCGGGTAATCCGCGACGAGCCAAACGGGCGGCCGAGGCGCGGCTTGTAGGGCAGCGGCTCCGCCGGCACACCCCATTGATGACTTTCCACCTCCACTGACCAGGCACCGGTATCGGCACGCTCGGCGATGATGGTCCGTCCGTCGAGGTAGAGGGCGAGCGCGGTCGGCCGCTTATCGTCATCCCAAGAATGCACCGATAGCAGGCTGTCGAGGGCGCGCCTCCGCGAATTCCACTCCCCGGTCGCCGACGTCGCATCCACGAAGTGGATTATTGCGGGAGGTTCGCCACTGCTCGGAACACGAACCGTGTTGATCACGAAGGCAACCGAGTGGATTAGGGCCGAGGTGATCGCCTGCGAAACCTCGGATCGAAGGGCGTTACCCTCCCAAATCTCCCGATACCCGTAGCTGTCGAGATCGCCGTCAGGCCACACGAATTTTTCGAGATTGCACCGGCGGGCGAGCAAATCAACCGCTTTCGCCGACCAACCAAGCACAATCCCCAAGCGGTAGTAATGCGGCGGGATAACCGACCCGTAGAGCGGGGAGATGTATTTCATGTCGTAATACGCGCGCCGAAGAACGTTGCGGCGCATTTTCGCGTACAGCTTCGCCAAAAGCGCATTCAGGGTACGGTTATCCTCATCGCTTACCCCGGGTAGGGTAATTTGCTCCGGCGCGAGGGCGAGCTTGGCCGCGGCGGTGATCATAGGACGATCGCCTCCCGTCTGCGCCCACTATGTGTCGAGGTAGTGGCCCGCATGGGGCGCCGCGGCCGGGACGCCTGCGCGCCGATGAGAGCCAGCGTCGCAGCCTGGATCGGTGTGATATCCGCCGTCGCCGACCGGCGCGACCATACCCACATGCCTGTGTCTCCAAGCGCCCGCTTGCCCGCAGCCATGGCCGCGGCGGTGAGCTGCGGCCATGGC